ATCGGTCGACTTTTGGAAACTTAGTGAATGTATTGTAAACGACGTGCTCTCTTTTAAAGGTGGTACGATTAGGATAATATCCGTTGGCAACGAAGACGGGTATATAATCGAGCCAAGTGTCTCCAGGTGTCGCAGTGAGCAGAATCCATCGATTGTGTCGAGCAATTCTAAGGAAGGCTTTGGTCCATTTACCAGAGCCGACCAACCGCTGTTCGTCAAATATGAAGAAAGCATCTTCCACGTCCACGTAATTATGGATGTTGTTCCACGAGTCGATTTCCAGTATTCCTGCCACGGTGGAATTAGGGGTTTGCCCCACGCCAAACTTAGCGAACTCTCCTTGCCAATCAAGAGAGTCACGCTTTTTGGCCGTCGTGATAACGTAAACATCTTTAGGAGCTTCGTTCCTCATGTAGTAAGCAGCTGCAGTTAAAGACTTGCCTGTCCCCACACCACCCCAAAGAATCTTGCCATTCCCAAGGCGTTTAAGGGCATCCTCCTGATGCTCGTACAGCTCGACCACGCGTCCTCCTAGCTCTACGAACCTTTCCGCACATCCTACAAATCCACCGCCCAGCTAGTGCGTTCTTGTTCCAGTCATGATGACCGGCGTCCTGACACATCTGGGATAGTCTGGCAAACAAAACTAAAGCACTCACAGATACCTCCCTCCTCCCCATCCCCTTCACCCTATATGTGAAGTTCTGGATCTTGGGGAAAAACATAATACCAAGTAGGGGCTCCGAAGAACCCCTACCTGCCCGTGTACCGCAATGGTTCCTCTACGCAGCTCCAGATGTGAGGGATGATGACTTGTACGTGCGCCTCCCCAGGTCGGAATTAGTTACCCGTCCTCCAAGCCCAAGCAATATAGGCAACTGTAAGCAGAATCAACACAACTGCAATACATGCCAAGACAAAGTCACCCTTCTTGGTTGGTCCTTGGTACTTACCACTCACTACTTCCACCAATTTCCACCGGGCGGCCTTCCGGACCCGCCTCCACCACGACCGTTGTTTCGGTTGTACCAGAAAGAAATAGCGGTAAGAATGACGGCGATCAGACATATAGCCCCCAGGGCTTTGCCATCGGAGCTCACTGGTTGTCCACGTCCACGATGATGCCAGCCTCGTCCTTACGAACCGTGACGGTCTCTCCGAGAAATGGACTGCCAGTGAACCCAATCATCGGCTCCTTTTCACCGAACTGAATCTCATCGAACTCGATCATCGGTGGCTCATTCGATGGCTGAAATTCCTCCGGCGCAGGAATCACCACAACATTATACTTGAAGTAGGGCTCCCTACCGAAAGCGCTCTGGATGACCATCAGAGCATCGTTGTCGAAGAATGCATCGACGTCAAGGGAAACTAGGAACGCTCTACGCATTACAACCTCCAAGGGGTCAATAGAGAGACTGTCCGTCTCCGGGATGTGGACGACACGAGGCCATCCAACACCCGCAAACGTCAGGCTGCTTCAGCTACCGGCTTGTTCAACTCGAAGTCGCGCATGAACGCCTTGTGCATGTACACCTTGAACCCGCGGCCAGAGAAGAGCACCCAGTCTCCAATTCGAGCCTGCGTGTGGCGGTCGTTCTGGGGGTTCATGGTCGGAACCTTGATGTAAGGAACCGTCTCGTCCGTTTCGGTGTCGTAGCCTCGCAAGATGCTACCCTTGCACCACTCGGCCACCTTCTCGATGTTGTCCGCGGATACACGTACCGCTTGGACTGTGAAGACCTTGCGTACGTATTCGGTGGTCAAGCTGTCCATTAATTCCCTCGTTCCTAGGGGTTAGTTGTTCTGTATTACTCAGCGTCCGTACCCGGCTGGTGAATCTCCTCCACGTCGCCCCACTTCACCATCAGCTCATCCTCGTCCATCACAACGTAGATGGAGTAGAGGTAAGCCTTGATTCCGCTGGCGTCACGCACGGTCCAGGAGTAGGGTCGGAAGATCAGATCCACTTCCTTGATCTGCACCCAGTCCAAGGTTTCCAGCAGGTCCTCGGTAAGGGTAGTCCGCCCCCGCCTCGAGATAAGCACGACAGTAGGCGGCCGGCCCTTGTAGCTGACCTTGATCTGGAGGTAGGCCTTCTCGGGCTCGTTAGTCTCCCGGTCCTTGAGCCACTTGATGTTCCACCCGTCCGCCTCCATGCGCTTCGCGTCGACCTCGTCCTCGATGATCACGCTGAAGTTGCGGTCGCCCTCATCGTTGTACTTGTCAGCCTTGCCGGCGAAGTTACGAAAGAGGATGTCGGCACCCTCGATCATAATCGATCCGTCAGGGCGCGTCGTTAGCTTAGAGTTCACTTGTAATCCCTAAAGAACATAAGGGCCTTGCGACGCTTTCCCCAGAAGTGCTTCGGCTTACTGGTTCGACGTCCGGCCATCCTTCGCCAAGACTGAGTGCGGTATTGAGCACGGTGCTTGCCTCGAGGAAGACCATGTGGAAAACCCGCAGCAATCTCCCTGCGCCGATCTGAACGACGCCATTCCGGACCAAGCCCGATGTAGTCGTGAAGAATATCTAGTTGGTAGAGATCCAGCTGGGTGTAAGGAGGAGTAAATGGATCGCGCCAATTATCTCCAACCAGATCGTTTTCGACGATGTAGTTCCGTACCTGACGATTCCCTGGTACCAACTCGTCAATAATGATTTGATACATTGGCGTCTCCACGAGTAGTTCAATAATTGGAGCAGACATGGTTCTCCTATAAGGGGTGATCGTTTTTGCAGCAGTGGCAGTTTTCTTCTTTGGGCTCGTAGCCGCAGTCACCCAAGTAACATGCTGTGCAAATACTAAGATCTGGGTAAGGTGGAACCCACAACGTCCCGCGACCATCAAGATCATATACTACGATCCCACCATCGCGGTGCGAGCAGGCCCACCCTACAACCCAGTTGTACTCACCCCTGAAGATTCTCAGGGATTTGAACATGGTCAGTCCGTGCTTATCGGATCCTGCTGAGCGAGTGCCTTGTGGCACCACATGGCAGCGGTTTCAAGCTCTGTGAAAGCCACAGACTTCGGGCGACCGGGGGGAAGCAGAACATCCAGCCAATCCGCCAGCTCGATGAAGCGCAGCCGGAGCCTACGATGAGCCTCGACGGTGTCCTGAGCTCCGTGGATCGTCGGCTTGTGGTAGCCGAACCGATGCATAAGCTCGTCGGTACCGATCAAGCCCTGAGGGTTTACCAGTTCTTTGATCGTTTTGTCACTAGCAGGAACTTCTTCCGAGGGATTAACCGAATCATTCATGCTACAAACTCCGTAAAGGGGCCGAAGTAATCAATGGTGTTGCGTGCCTCGAGAGCAAGCTTCTCGAAGTATGACATGTCGATAGCTTCCGTGGGCAGCGTCTTTGCCACCTCGGCCTCTACCCACAAATGTCCCTTGGTGCCGGCAACTGCGTAGGCCTTGTTGTCCTTGACCCGGTACAAGGCTCCCCCTCCGAAGCCTGGTAGTACGGGTACGAAGAGACCAGTCCGGCCGACGAAGTGCTTTGTGGCCAAGTTATCGACGAATACCATAGGCGTCTCGACGTCGAAGTCGAGATACATGGCACCTTGTACAACCTGCTTGGCCTCACACAGATCTTCGAACGTGATTTCGCTATTACGATTAAACAGGGTTTTGAAAACGTAGGGATGCTGGAATTGCGCCCCGACCGCCGTCCAGATAGCATTGTTGCGGTCGTCCTTACGAGCGATGTAGACTGCATCATTAACAAGACAGAGTTGATCGTAGTGATCCTTCTCCGGCTTGTACTCAAAGACGTATCCGTACTTCTCACCGAACGCCATAACTTCGGCAATGATTTCTGGTGTAGCGTCCGGGATCTTGATCGAATCGGTCTTGATGTGTGCAACGGTGAACCCCCTGTCCTGAACGAAGTGCTTCAGGTCGATCATGAACAGGGCACCACGTTTGGCTACGATGTTGTCCTTGTTACGCGGATCTCTGAATGGGTTGTCAAACTTTGCGCTAGTGAGTCCATATACGATGTTGATGATGATCTTAAGAGCGTCAGAAAGCGGGGTAGTATCTTGATCGTCCAGTAGATACTTGGACAATCGACCGTTGAGCATACCCCGTGCTTCGTCAAGCTGCCCCCGCTTAATCGCCAGACGTGCTTGTACGAGCCCCCAGAAGTTCGGAGTATACTGTCCGAAGAGATTGAGTTGATTGATACTCGTCGGATGCATACTTGCCACGTCCAGCAAAGCCACATTACGGTACATGCCCGGTTCAGCATATACATATCCGCCTTCACCGACGACTTCATCGCGGTAAGTGGATTTCCCGTGGTCATAAACATAACCTGGGAAATCTCGGCTAAGATCTGTGTATACGAACAAGGCCTGAGGGTTCCGGTCATCACCAAAGATAATCCGCGCCGTATGCTTCGCAGTTGTGTCATTAACAGCCAACCCGCTAAGTTCAGCGAGAATACACCGAGCCAGGAAATCACCCTGTCGCTCCTCAAATACGGCCTCGGTTGCGTGGAGATCGTTCGTACAATACTCCACAACCTTGGCAATAAGTTCTTTTGGAACCGGCTGGTCCCACGGAAGATTGAGCTCCATGTGATGAATACCCAGATCGATCTCCCACTTCTTCAGACTCTTTTTCACCGACAGAAAGTCGTAGATATCTGCGTGGGAAAGGTTATAGGCTTCACCAAACATGGCGCCGACGCTACCGCTAATAATCTTCTGAGACAGCCGATAGAGCTGCTCGTTGTTGTAACCGAGATATGCGGCATAGCAGATGTGATTGTCGTAGCGCCTGTTATTGTAACCAACCAGCTTAAGAACGAAAAGTTTCTCGACTTGCTGAGGGGTGGGGTTAATCAGAACCGAGACTGTTGGAGATCCTCGGAACTTCCAGCAAATAACGAATAGGTTCGGATAAACCTCGACATCGAAGAACGCGAGACGCTCATCAACCGGTGCCTGTACCGGCTCTTTCTCCCACGGTATTGCAGCATCATTGATTGAGTCCTCCGACTTCCATCGCATCGACTGAACTGTCTTTAGGCACTGCAATGCTTGGTTAGAGCTGTTGTTCGCGAACGCCGTGATTGCCGAACGCATATCGCAGACGTCGTACTGCATCCCCGACTTGAACGCTTCTTCAAGGATATGGTGGATGAAGTCTACCGACGGCTTGGTGCCTGCGTGGATTTCCTTCTTCAAATTCCGAGCGATAAGTTCACGAAGACCTTTCTCGCTCTTAATAACGTCGGCAGAGAGCACCTTCTTCTCCTTGAAAGGAAGTCCGCTGTTCAGAACTGCGACCGGCACATTGTTGCATTTAGACAGTCTCCGCCGCAGCGAGGCATCTCCTCCGAAGACCTTGATCTCAATACCGTCGCTGTAAAGCGGAGCAAGTTGGTCGATGGGTCCATCGAAGACGTAATGCAGGTGTACTCCGTTTCCCCCTTGGCTAATTTCGGCATAGGTGGCAGGCCACTCGCTAGCTGCCTCAAGATTCCGTTCGAGAGACTTAGATCCATCTGGTCCGAGGAGGTCGAAATCGATGACGATATGATTCTCGGGGACCTTAGTGAAATGTACCCTGGATGTATCAATCTCAGCCAAGGTGGTTTTGATGGAGGACCATCGTCGAGCGGGTATGATCTTTCCGAACTCATCTTCTTTTCCATACTGCGCAGGCTGTTGCGCAAATAGCTCGTCTAGGAGAGATTCGGTCTCATCCATTACCAACGAGAAGGTTGCCGAATCTGATTTGATAGGTGCCTTGAAAGGTTGAGCCGTGAAGCCGCGATAGTAGCTACGCAGAGTATTCCCGTCAACCGTAAAGCGATCGTGGAACTCCTCGAAGTAATTCCGAAGCTCTTCCCGAACCTTGTATTGCGGTAGAACCCAATCGACACCGGTATCATTGCAGTACTCCTTGTACAAGGCGTAGGCCTGCTTTAGGGTGCATCCGTCCTGAGACTTGAAGATGTCGAAGTGTGCTTCGACGAAGTTGAAGAAGACATCCGTCTGCAACATCATCTCGAGAGGACGATAGGTGTTGTAGTAGTTCTTCCCCATTTCACGGTAGACCTCGAGGCAGTGATGAGCAATCGCCCCCAGCTCAAAGTCAATCCTCGACATTAACGTGTTGTACTTATTCGGCGCGAACTTCTTACCGGTGGGGTGGACGTCAATCAAACGTCGAATGATGCCTGATTTCGCGTCGGTAATCTTAACCGGTTTGTTGGTGCCCATGAACAACAGCGAGTTGATCCGAGATGTGTAGCTCGGTTTATACTTCTCGTTTATGGTCATGAGTTCGTGCGAGACGATTGAGTTCAACTTGGTGTTGTCCTCAATTCTGGACAAATCGCCGTCGTGTTGGATCGCAACCAACGGGTTGGATTTGAACGCCTCGGTAGAGAAGGAGTTGTTGTTCCCGACAAGGGCTTTGGCTTCGAATGAGGCGGTGTAACCATCGAAGAGTTTTTGGATGATGTTCAGGATCGTGGACTTACCGGTGCCAGCCGGGCCGTAGAACACCAAGAACTTCTGAATCTTCTTGCTGTCCCCCGATATCACGGCGCCAATAGCCCACTCGATCTTTGCCCGTTCCTCCTCGCTGTATAGTGTTCCGACCAACTCATCCCAAGCACTATGATCGCCAGAGGCTAGAGGATATGAGAGACGCCGACTAACGTAGTCTTTTTTTTCGACCTTTGTGTCAGCGAATGTCAGACGCTCGTCGAGTTGGTGGCTGTTGTCGCTGATGTTGTTCATGAAGTTTCTGAACTGGCGCCATCCGTTAGTCTGGAAGGACCTGAGGTACTTCACGTTGCATTGAATGCCATCCGCCCTCAGTTTCTCTGCATACAACGTAAGCGCCTCGTCGACAAGACGCTGAACGTCGTATTCGTCCGTAGACCACAGGCCCCGCTCTTCAGCCCAGATTGCATAGAACGAACGTCCGCGAACCATGAGATCTGTTGATCGCCCGACGGTGAAGTCGGGAAAGATCTCAAGAACGCCACCCTTTGTTTCCTTCGTCGAGATCTGAAAGAAATCCATCTACCCTCCTCTCTATGTCTAGCTAGCCCTTTCCAGGACGTAAGCACTCAGCTGGTACCACAATTCAACGTTTCTCTGGTCTTCCCTTGTCTTATTAAGCGGGAAGAGGCCGCCCTGGCCGTTGCGCTTATATGTTCGAAATATCACCTCATTCAAAACATGCTCGATATGTTCCACAGGCAGGGGGGTGTTGTCGTTATACTGTTCTAGGCCTAGATTCTCTATCAATTGCCAGAACCAGGCCTGAGGCTCTCCCCCAGCTTCAAAGGAGAGCCGTCGCGACAGCCCTATCAGCAATTCAAGCATGGAGCACCCCAGGCGAAGCCAGTGTTCGTCTATGGGGCCGCCGTCCAGCTCATCAATAAACTCCCATCGTAGATCCCTACCGTCTTCTAGACGATTGTCGTCATTGGGAATAAGCCACACAAACTCCTTGGTGAAAAGGAGTCGCATGATTCCCCAGTAAGTGTGGGATGGATTCCTGCTGTTAACTGCCGCAACTTGACTGTATAACCAGGTAAAGTACTGGTCGTCAAGCGGCGGTTCCATTATCCCTCGTTATTGACTTGTCCGCGGGCAATCATTGTTTTACCTTCGAAGCGTTCCCGCGGAGAAACGCCGTTATGGATCTGGTCAAGGGTGGGTCGATTTCGCGATGGCGGATCCATCCCCAGCACTTCCTTGAGGTAGGTGCCGTCGTGGAGAAGCACCTCGCAGTCGATACGCAGGTTCTCGTTTCGTACGTACACGACTCGAGGATCGCCAGACCAAGCGCCGAATCGTTGAAGATTGATAGAACCGATGCACGCCTCGATATCTACTGGAGAATCATCGCCATCTGCAAGAACATTGTCGCCCTTGTAGTAAGTGAGCGAAGGCTGAGAATAACCCGTCGCGTTCTCATTGAACTCATCGGCGCTGATTACGTATGGTTGTCCGGGAATACGAGCCTCCACCTCAGCCTCGTAGTCCAAATCGCGATCTTCTCTGGGCACGTCGACCTCTGCCTTCTCGAAGACGTTGTGATTCACCTGCTCTGGAACCACAAGTTGCGAAAGTTGGCTCTGCATTGCAAACTCGAGGGGTTTGCCACCATACTCACGGAAACTTTGTGCTGCTTCTTCGAACACTAGCAAGTGCTCAGGAGAATCATCGAACGCCCGAAGAGCGTCCACGGCATTCTGCGGAGTCGCGTAACCATCCCGCTTGTGCAGGATACTGTAGTACTCCTTGGTTTCAGCGATCTCTCTCGAAAGCCGTGCCTCAAAGTCCGATGAAAGCTTCTTCTTGGCGACGAAGAAGCCAACTACCGAGCCGACTGCGAGGGACAGTACGGAAGAGCCACCGATGACCAAGCGAGAGTCCACCTTGATCAACTTCTGCTCCTTAAATAAGGTTGTACACCGGGCCGTCGACGTTGAAGTCCAGAACGACGGAACGCTCGTCACCGTTGACGAAGCGGGTTGCGGAGAACACGTCTCCCTTGAATACACCGAAATCGATGAAGTGGTCGCGAGGCTGGCCGTCCTTACGCATCACCCAACCAACGATCTGACCTTCGGGGCTCCGCGGCATGCCCAGGGCGTCATAGACCTCGTTCAAGAACACGTGGCCATTGGCACGGAGCCTGTCGTTCATGTAGTTCTGCTGGCACTGGATAAACAGCTGGTTGTAACCGGGGTCACGACTCCAGTTCGGGTTACTCTCATCGAAGATCCGCGCATACTGGGAAAGATTAGTCCAGCGCTTCGCCTTCGCCTTGGTAACAACACCCTTGTCGTCGATCTTGTCGATCTCGTCCCACTCGTAGCCATGACGAAATTCTTCATCGACGTCCTTGCCATACTTGTTCATGACTCGATCACGGTAGTCGCGGAAACCCCTGTCCAAGGCCGCATACGCCGCGGTGAGTGCCACGTTCCTACGAGACAGAACAACGTGCGCACCGGTCAGAGCACCGACTGCCGCCAGACCAATCACGATCGCCGGCGCATACAGCTTGGCCACGTTGACGCCGGTCTTGATGTAGGCCAGGGCGGTGTCCCGCTGGTAGTCCTTCTCAGTGTAGGTCTCAGCGTCGACAGACTTGGCGGCCTCGATCTTCGCGATGGTCTTCTCGTGGTTCTCCAGGAGCTCGTCGACCTTCAGCGTGGCACGGCAGGCCAGAACGACAGACGCGGCAACACCGATGACACCGGCGCCGAACAGCAGAGTGGGGGAATTCTTCTGAATGTGGAGGGCTGGACGAGCCAGCTTCGGAATACGGGTGGTGATTGCCTTGAGGTTCACGTCTTCTCCTTTAGACGACGTTCTGCGCGTGCAGTCGTGTGTAGATAGCGAGTACTTGCCGGTCATCCATTTTGTTCACTTTGATGCGCCATTTGGCGTTCGGGTAAGCCTTCTTAAGTGCCTCCCGCTTTTTGTCGATGTCTTTCATGGGCGTTCCTATCCGTGCCTGGCGTGGAGCCGTTTCGCAAATCTCTTGAATACATCTACCGGATGAATGTTTTGTTCGTGTGCGATTCGAAGAAACTCTGGAAACAATACATCTTTTCGATCGAGCAAATAGCGAACACAAGCGCATTGATTCGGCCAAAATAGCAAGCCGATATAAAGATTGAACTCCATGACAAGCTCGAAAAGATCGACATCTGTGAAATCGTAGGTGTTCATCTTAATCAAGAGGCTCCGGCTTCGGCAGGTCAAGCAAATATCCGCCTCGAGTGCGGACAATGATGTCGCGTGAGTGCAGGGCTTCGGTCCAACCCCACTTGTTGTCTTGCGGGGTATCCGAGACGCCCACCATGTGATACAGATCCGCGAGAGAAGCAACTCGGTACTTGTCGATAACCAAGTTCAGCTTCTCGATGACCTCTTCGGCTTCGGGACGGGAGGCCAGAATGATCTCATCGAAGTCGTGGGTGGCCCGAGCTCGGCGAGAGATTTCTCGGTCGCGAGGATCTGGTCCTCGAGTTCCTGATCCGAAGCGGTTGTAAGGGACGTAGCCGGTACTAGTTTCAGTGCGGCGAGAAAAGCGGTTGCGTCCGGGGGCTCGCCGGTCGTCTCCATAGACAGCCCTTTCCACCGTGGAAGTACCAATCTCCACAATCAAGTCTCGTCCAGCTGGGATTAGCACGTCTAGCAAGACATACTCGACAACACTCTTGGCTGTTCCACCGAAGAATGCTGCCGCAAAGCGCTTGCCGAGAGGCGGCTTGCGTCGAATAACTTCCCCGACGACTACCTTCTCGACCTTCTTCTCGTCTTTAGCCGGCTCGTCCGTGCCTTCGGCCGCCTTCAGACTGTTGCCGGGGAACTGATCCACATCAACCTCAATCAAATAGGGACAAACTAAAAACCCATGTTCGGGTTAATAGTTTGAGCAACTTACTGAGCGAACCTGGTAGTGACGTTCTCTTTCCACCAAGAGACAATCTTGTCGATCTTGGCGTTGGTGTAGTCTTCAGTCCAATCAGCGACCATCGCTCCGAGAACAAATGCTCCGGCGGTAACTGCGACAGTATCAACTGGATTACTCGGGGAAACATTGTTCTTTACGATGGCGCCGACGATCTTGCCGACACCAACACCAACGATCAGACTGACTGCCTTCTTGGCGAAGCCGATCTTGTCCATAGCATGTCCTTTCGTAGGGGTCTCATAATAGGCCATGTAAAGCTTGCGAGAGCGGGGCACATTTACTCGACGGCATACAACGGGCTTGGCACACCTTGTTGCTAATCAAGACCGACATACAACGGCGATCCGACTGTCGTTTAAAACTAGCGTTCGGATTAGGTCTCACGACCCCTCGAAGGAGACCCCGCTAATTCCCCATTCCCGTAATTACCTGGTGACGTGACGAATGAACAGAACGATGAGCCAGAGCCCACCGGTGAAGAACGTCAGGAGCAGGTGTCCAATGAGCTTCATGAAGTCACCCCTAGAGTGAGTGCGTGTCGCTTCGCCAGAGCGAACTCTTCCGGCGACATCTCGAGCATTTCCTTGGTTGTGGGTGCACGACTCTCACGAAGCCACGCCGGCCTCTGATCGTCGACCACGATGTGATCCGGCAAGTTGATGGTCTGCTCTGTGGCCTGAAGGTGCTGAGCGAGAAGAGGCTCCTTCTCCGACATCTTGCGCACCTCACCCACCAGATCCTTCGGAAGACATCCGAAGATGAACTCGACCATGTCGATCTGGCCCAAGACTAGCTTCATGAAGAACGCGGAGAACGCTCCGGTCTGGACGAACTCCTCACGGATGTCGTCGTTCTTCATGAAGCGCTTGCCGTCCTCAGACCGCTTTCCAACCGCCGCCACGATGAACTCTTTGAAGAACTTGAGCTGGCCGGGTCGGTCGCCATCGCCGATCATCTTCCGAAGGACTGATCCGATGTCTTCCGGATCACCGCCCATTGAGATAGCCTTCTCGACGAGTTCCGCCTTGGTCTGGTGGAACCACCATGTCTCAGTGACCGGTTCATCGTCGAAGCCGTCGTAGGTAATAGTCTGCTCGATCATCCTGTTTTCTTCCTCGTGAGGGGTCATAGACCGTTTCGTTAGGCGGTCTTAGAAGACTCGCCCGGCTTTGTCTTCTGCGATTCTCGAATTTTGGGTTCCATTGCGGTGTTCACCTTGACCTTGATCGGTGTCGGCTCGACCGGCTCTCCACCAGGAGCTACGCCCACCTCGACGTTCTCCTCGACAGGAGTCTCTTCCTCAGCCTTGCGGTGCCTCACCAGAATGGCTCCGAGAGTTGTCAGACCAACCCCAACTGCCGCGGAGCCCCAGAATACCTTCCCCAGCTTTTCCATTTGTTGCCCCCTTCATTCGCAGTCCCATCCCATCAAGATGCTAACTGCTCTTCAATGGATTTTGTAGAATTCGCGGACAGGGGTGACATTGAACCCGATGACGATGCATGGCAGTTGGTTCTCGGTCAACGTGGTCGAGAACGTCAACTCCAGCTTCTTTCCGAGGTTCCATCCGACGTCGTCTCCATGGGTGACGGATGGAAGCCCAATGAGATTGTAGAAGTCGTTCAAGGACGCGTAATTGTCGGAAATGATCCTATAGTTCAGATCATTCTGAGCGCCTTTAATATCCTCCACGCTGCTCTCGAAATACCTCCCCGAGTAATCGTCCTTACAAAGCACTGTCCCGTTTCCTGTGATGATCACCTCCTTCGAGACCGGGGGGTTTGCGGTGACCCGGTCCTGGGCGATCTCATCCCTGATCGCCAGCTCCTTGGTCTTGCCTATCCTCTCGACGACCTTCTGTTGGTATTGCTCCGAGGCCCGTTCGAGAAGGGAATATGCTGACGCCATTGCAACAGCGCGGCGAGTGCTGATTTGGTTTGCACCGATAATGCTTACAACCGTCAGACAGCCCGCCGCTACCGGCGGAATATAGAGTTTCCATGTGAAGCCGATCTTGTCCTTTAGATCCATGTTTCGCTCAAGCTCTGCCTCGAAGTAGAGCTCTTTGTTTCGAAGAATATGGGCGGCCCTGAAAGATGCCCGCCCAGTAAGATATGCGGTTGTGACGGCGCCAGTGACTCCGATAGCGGTCAGAATCGCGGGGGAATTGTCAGCGGCCAGCTTGCTGACTCGCTTAAGGAGATCACTAAAGTTCATCCGTGTGTCCTTCACTAAAGGCTCGAATATAGCTGTCGTCCAGCTCGGACTGCCAGGCGAGCATTTCCTTGATTTCGCGATTGATTCGCTTGTCCTTCTCCTCGGCAAGGCGAATTTCGCGGCACATGATTGAGAAACGAGCCTGACCGACCTTCTCGGCCCGACGCTTGTTGTATCCGACAGTCTCGTCGTAGATGAGCCACACTAGAAGGAGGATCCCGCCGGCGAGCATGCTGCAGCAGAAGCAGAGGAGAACGATGAGCGGAGTGGGAAGGTCTTGGGGGGAATACATGGCGGGAACACCTTTCAATAATTGATGCTAATGGGTTTGTCTGGTGCCGGGGTCTTCAATTGAGTAGCGTTCTGCCCAAAACGTGAATATGTGGTCAGCGTCCTTAGCCTTCCGACGCTCCGCACGACGTTCAGCCTTTAGCTCGGAAATCTCTTGCTTCACATCATCCCACACCCAACGGATGCTGATGATTGCGCAAATCACGAACAGCACGATGGAAGTAACCGTGAGCCATTCCAAAGTGCGGAGGAGCGCGTTCATGGTAATCCAATCGTGGGGGTGGCCCTAGGCCTACCGTACGAACAGCCGCAACGAAACCTGTGTGAGCAGCAACAGCCATCCGCAATCTCGGCCTAGGGGCCGCTCGAGGGAGGGGAAAAGGAAAACCAAAGGACCGTGTTAGGGTCCAGTGGTTTGGTTATGCCTCGGTTATTACCAAGACGCCATCAGAGGTCTCGATGTTGACGCTCTCGTCTTCCAACTTGATATTCGCGATCGCGTAGGCAACAGCCGTTCCAATGACGACAGTAGTACCAACGATAATCGCGGCCTTGTGGCGGGCGACGAAAGCCTTCGCAGTGGCGAGCTTCTCGTTCATGACTTCTCCTTTAATAGTGAGGGGTCTCATAATAGGCCCTGTAAATCCTGCGACCTACAGGTGTTTAATAAGGATCTTGCAGCCGGTGTCGAGAAGCTTGTAGGCAAACACACCCCAGAAGATTGTCTTGACGACGTCCTTAGCCACCTCGCCGAGCTTCTCCACGTCGACAATGGGCGTGGTCTCTTCGGAAGGACTCTCGTCAACCAACTTAATCTGAGCTACTCGGCCGTTCATGAATCGCTTGAGCATGACTTCTCTCTTTCCGAGGAAATAATAAAAGAGATGTGGATTGTGTCCACACCTCTCATTAGAAGCCATGTAAATCTTGCGAATTGAGCAAAAATTAGAAGGCGTGTATTTCACACGCCCCCTAATCATTCAACGTCTTATTATCGGGCTTTGATGATGAATCCGAGCGCTTTCGAGGTGATGACGTTTACTCGCTCATGATACAGAACGGCAACGATCCCGACGATGTTTGCGCCGACAACGGCCAGCGTGTCTGGGCTTATACCGAACTTCCGGCTCTTCTGTTCAACCTTCTTCAGTTCGAGGTTGTCTTGAATTTCCTTCAGTTTGTATAGCTTACTCAGCTGATCCATCATCTTTACATAATCTTCAGTTACGTTTCCTTCCGCCTTCATATCGCGAAGCAGATCGTCGATCAACTCGTCCAGCGTGACGGTTTCAGACATAATAGCTCCTTAGATAAGGTGGGTCTCACTATACGCCATGTATAATATGCGACCCCTAAGGAGTTAGGCCTTCGGTAGAGGCGTGGGAGCCATCGTTACCGTGGCCGGCTGAACGACCTTGAACAAGATCTGCGACTGCGTAAGCAGCGCGTTCGTATCCACGCTCTTCAGCTCGAGATGAGACCCGTCGTCGTTATTCACCACAGCCAACGTGCCATCGAACTTTGCGTCGCTGTTGTTGTACATAACCGAATTGATCTTGAGCACCGCCCCCAGAGCGGCGTCTACAGCGATAACAGTTGCGCTCACCTGATCCGGATCGGGGAGATGCCAGACCTGAGCGAGAGCGACATAGAGGGTTCCTGCCACAGGAATCCAGACCTGAGCGGCGTCCCTAAGAACGTTGTAGACCTTCGCGTTCATTAGACTTGCCTTTCCTCGAGGGGAATTTAATACGAAGCATGAACAAGGTAATAAGCGATGTCGACACCGCGACCAAGGTCAGCACCAGAGCATCGATCCAGAAGACCACGAGAATATCGGAGGGCCTCCAGAACGAAAATAGAGTTGATAGATCGATAATGATCGCTACCGAAACAGCGTAGAACATGATCAACTTACCGATCTCTCGATGACGCCACGGAAAAAGCGTACCGTATATTACCGGAAACGACGTCACACAACACGAGGTAATCATAGCAACGACACGAATCCAAATAATCAGCGTATGGATATTGTGCGTCATGTCGTCCGCCTTGTAGGGAGGGAGAATAATTCTTCTATTTTCTCTGCGAAGTGGTTTCTTTCGTTTACTGCCCGAAGCGCTTTTACGGTTTTCTTAATCTCTGGAGTACGCTTTTTTATGCGCTCCAGATTCTCCCGAGCATCTTTGAGCGCTTCTGTGGCTTTATCAGACTTATCTCTCCGTAGTCTGCGTGGGTCCCACATAAGCCTCTCCTGCACGGATCGAGCGTTGAGCGGCCCCGAACATAGCAACGATAATGCTATGCGTGGTCTTTGCCAGCTCAAGGAGCTCTGCGGTCTGAGCGTCGGATGTAGCACGAGCTTCTCTCTCAGCTTCGTATGCTAGGCGCCACTTTTCCGCTTCTTTTTCCTTAGCCTTGTAAATATACCAAGGAACAAGGCGACCAAAGAAAACAAGCAGGAAGAAGATGCCTACCAATGCCGGTGGCGTTATTTGTGAAAACGGTATCCCGCCCCACATCTTACATGCTCTCCTTCCAAACGCCCGCAACTTTGCTCCAGGGTTGAGCAATTCTCCAGACGCCCCCGCTTTTAACCCAAGGTATTGCTTTTTTCTGCGCACCGCCAACGTTTACAAACGCACCCGCAACGGTGGTTATGTAAGCTGGATCCGACCAGTCACCGCCACCATACGCGTTGATCGCTCTTCCCCAGAAGGTATATGTTTGTCCTGGTTGAAGATTAGGAACGGTGAATATCGTCGCACCCGTTGCTGGGTTGTACACGTTTGTATGATCGGCGACATTAGTCGAAACACCAAGAACATAAGCTACTTGTCGACCAGTAACCGCCGAGCCACCATCACCATTCGGCGTTAGGTTTGCTTGTACCGTGGTTTGCGCAGGATTTTGAACCGAGAAAGTTGGTGCAAACGGTACCCGCAGCGTTGTAATCTGCGTTCTTGGCGAGAACGGGCCCCAGCCCACCGAGTTATGCTGGTTAGCCCAGAAGTAATACGTTACTCCAGGAGCTAAACCCGTGATAGTGGCAGGGTTGTTATTGTTAATGTTTTGTACTGGGTTGTTTGGATCAGTGCCATAATTGATCGAGTTTGCATCTACCGCTGCGCCACCATTACCATTAGGGGTGAACGAAGCAGTGACTGAAGTATCTGATAGATTTGCAAACTGAACCGGATTTGGCGCTTGTGGAACGGTTGCTCGAGATATAAAAACGGTGAGAGACGTCGGTCCACCAAATCCGCTGGTACCCGTGGCGCCAAGCCCAACCGTAACATTCTGAGAATTTGTCGTCCCATATCCAATAATTTGTTGCCATCCAGAATTTGGATGGTAATAGAACGTACCACTGTGGGTCACACCATCGATGGTGAAGTTCCACGGAATATGGTCGCTCCAGGTTGTACTGTTGTTTGAATTAATCCAGAACTCGATCGAATATCCGGTATCACGCATTAGCATGATACCGGAACTGCCTGTAGAGCGAGTGTAATCAGTCATAACTCACCTACGGCAGGATCTGGAAGTAGATGTCTCCGTCGTTCCCACCTGTTGGTACTGCCGTTCCAGAAGAAATGCCGGCTGCGGAACGAAATGCGGCCTTGCCGACAGGAATTTGCGCTTGAACCTGGGCAACCTCATCCCGAGTTCGGTTGATTTCCTGCGCCCCCAGTCGTACCTTCCCCTGGTCTCCAGTATCCGGAACAAGGGGAAAACCAGCGGCAGTCGCCGCATCACCAATAGCCATGTCAAACCTCCTTTACGGCAGATCGGCCCAATGCAAGGTGTCCAGAACGTCAGCCCAATGTTGGTTGAAGTCCCAAGCTCCCCACGAACCAGGTGTGATAAATTCATTGGTGGACAGTGTTGGATAAATTCTCTCACCCTCACTGTCTGAGACAAATATAACCTCAGTGACTTGCATCTGGTTGACGACGCCGTCTACATTTTGCATCTCAACTAAATCGCCAAGGAAATAATCTGTTTGATACTTGTACTGACTGAACTGGCTAATCTCTCCGTCGAATCCCGCAAAACTACGAGCCTGATTCAAGGCTTCTTTGCCCCGCTGGATCATTTTGTTCAAGGCGACAGTCGAATCGGTATCGGTGATGTCAGTAGCGTTTACCAACAGAACCTGACGATCGAAACCGGTAATTGTTGGATCGACATCCAACCCGTACACTATTGTACTACCTACAGGAGAGACGACGTATGCGCAGTTTCTAGCTCCTGCCGTCGTTCTTACTTCCGTAGTGTTTTGCAGGTTATCTAGGTTTGGGCTAAATATGACCGCAGAATACGTAGTCTGCTGCGTGGTTCGGTCACTGCCGGTGTAAATGTCAAAATATAGCCGATTGGAGACGGGATCTCGGACGATTCGAAATCCCATATCGTACAGATCGCAGACCTGTTTGATCGCGGAGTACACCGTAATTGGTTCAAGATCCACCGTTATCGCCGTAGAAGGTGCCGCAATGGTGTCGACCGGAAACAGAGGCGATCCCTCAGTAATCTCAGCGATAACGTCAGCAGTACTTAGAATGCCTATCGTACAGATATCGTGATAGATTAACTTCGCGATATCCATAGGCAAACCGGTGATAGTCCACTTTGGCGTAGTCGTCGTGTTAGACAATGCAGAGCGGGCAACTCGAGCGTTGAGAATGTCCTCCAACGAGTTACCTGTGATGGTCAAACTGGTCTTGCCGTCTGCATCGACGCTATCCTCGACAGTCTGAATCGTCATAACACGATACGACCCGTTCTGAGCCAACCGCGTACCGGCGGTAAGTCGCTTACGGTTCTGTAGGGTCGAGTGGACAACCATTTTGAAGTCTCCGGCGGCGGAATGACGCTCCGTCCACAAGAACGACTCGAAGTTGTCTACAACATCAATGCGACGGTTAAGACTGTCGAGGATATACGCCTCCACTACAGGCCTCCGTACCTATTGTCGTATGCAACGCTGTAGGGAATCGCGGCCCCAACAGCGTATACGCGCAAGTAGTTATCCCCAGGTTGCAAGGTGAGCCAAGCTGACTGAGGCGAAACTGCGTACAAAATTGAACTTGTCGTGCCAGCTCTTGTGAGAGTCACGAACTTATTACCAACGATCGTGTTGACTTGCAGAACATCACCTGCTTGGAACGAATATGCGAAATCCATGATCTGGAGATTTCCATCCTGACCCCGCAAATATAGCGTGAACTGAGTCAAAGTTCGGTTGATGTTCATTGTGAACAACATACCTGCTTCAACAGTTCCAGCGTACGTAACCTGCACGGGCGGCGTAACAGTGCCTGTATCAGCGACCGAGTTTCCAGTAAGCGTTACCGGAGTCAAATCAATGAAATCAGGATCGAAACACAAGATAGAGATGTTCGCTTCAGGCTCTTTGGAGAAGAGTGGAGCCACCATCGACTCCACCCTACCCGCAATATCGACTTGCAGCCCGCTATCATCAATGAAACGCAAGCTGACTGGCATCTTTGGCATAAACCAAGAATATAATTTTGTGCGAAGATCTCTTACCCGAGTGTTGACATAGTCGGGCTTCAAACCCAACTTCATCGTGACATTGCGCGCCTCGCGACGACTGGAGTGGTATTGACTACCGTCCAGCTGGGCGAAACTTGAAGATACGATCGTCGCCTTTACGGGGTCGAGACCATCAACATCCTCCAAAACCAACCCGTCGGAAATATCGTCCAACACTAGCGGCAGAACGGCGCCCCCAGGGTTCGTTGCATTAATTTGAATTAGCACCCGGGACTCCCTTCGTCACTACGGAAAGCTGGTTCTTGGTTTGACGGTAAATATCAGCCTCAGACAGAGCCTTTGGCGAGTTGTTTGTTTGGTTGAAGTTGTAGGTGTTGTTAGTTGCTCTAACACCAGCAAGATCATTTGTGTTTGCTTGAACGTCGGCCGCGGCATTTACCGCTTGAGTAAGGGAAATGTCCGTAGACAGCGTCTTGGTCCCCGCCAGAACCTTATCGATCTGACCCGCGTTCTTCTTCAGGTCAGTCAAGTCCAGTACCGGCGTAATAATAGGCTGCAGGTTCATTTCTCCACTCACGACGTTAGACAATCCGGATATGGATGTGCGGAGCGAGTCAAGCGCCGCCTGGCCGAGACCAGAAGCCGAGTTGCTTACCACGTGAGCATAAGCATCCAGACCAACCGCCATACCCTCGGCAGAGAATCGACCAATCTTCATGAATTCAACCGAAGGAGAGTGAATCCCCAACAGGTGCAAAGCAGCATCCAACGCCGATTGAGCAACGTTCTTAGCCGCAGATATAACTTTGCCAACTCCGGAGAACAAACCACCGGTCATACCATCAATGATCGCACTTGCCAAGTTCCACGCAGCAGCATGCATAGCATCCGAACTACCGCGAATCTGAGAAGCCAGACCATTCATGAAGTTGATGATCATGTTGATACCGGCTTGGGTGATCCGAAGACCACTTGCGCCAATGGCATTGATAAAGTTAACCACTACGTCGGTTGCGGTAGTAACTACTTGACCAATGTTGTTTGCAATTCCATGGAGCAGACCGATTAGCAACTTAAGACCCATGTCGACCATCTTTGGTTCGTGGTCGAGCAAGACCTGAAGGAGCTTCTGAAGCATACTAAACAGTGCTTCAACAATCTTCGGCGTCGTGTCTGTAACTGCATTTATCAGAGAAAGCAGAATCGTCGTAAAAGCAGCCGTAAACGCTGCCCCGCCGCCAGCTATGGTTTGCGCAAAGGCGATAATGCCCAACCCCAACTGAGTCATCACAGCGGGAATAAGACTAGCCAATTGCTCTATCATGAAGACTATTGCTGCTGTACCTGCTGCCCCAGCAGCCGCGAGAGCGGTTAGAGCCAAGGAGAATAGGAATACTCCAGCGCCTGCGGCAAGCATGCCGACGCCGAGCAGAGCAACAGCGGCCCCCATGAGAACCATAACCGGTACAACCGGTGTCAGAAGAGCTGCAGCAACGCCGAAGATCACGAAGACCCCGGCCAAGACTAGCATACTCTTACCTATCTCAGTCCAGGACAAATCGCCCATGGCCTTGAGAACCGGAACGAGAAGTGCGAGGGAAGCGACCAACACAAGAATGGCGGCTGCTCCGGGAAGCCCGGCCTCCATTCCTTCTACAGCCGCTACCATAATGATAAGAGCGCCCGCCATGACGAGGAGACCCTTACCAATCTCGGTCCAACTCATGCCACCCATAGATTTGATGGCTTGAGCCAGAATATCCATCGCACCCGCAACGGCGAGAATCGCTAGACCCTTTACAACCGCGTCCTTGGGCATTTTGTCGATCGCGAGCCCAATGATGTTTAGCGAAGCCCCGATTACAAGAAGACCCTTGGCCAAATCCTCCCACGAATTCTTAGCGAACTGCGTTACGGCGTTAGCTAGGAGATTGATCGCGAGAGCCATGACTAGAAGGCCGGTGTCAGTAAACAGATTCTTCTTCTGACCAACTTCGCTGAACTTGGAGAACAACAATAGTGCGGTTAGAACGGCTCCTACACCGACCAAACCTCGAGCCATTTCTTCCCAGCTAAGGCTGGCCATATCTGTTACGGCACTTGCTAGGATTTTTACTCCGGCAGCAAATACTATGAGACCGATTCCCATCGAAATCATCTTTGCGTTGTCAGGCATGAGTTGCATATACCCAACCAATACGCCCAAGATGACAGCCAGACCAGTCAACCCCTTAGCGAGACCATTCCAGTCCAACTTGGATAGGGCTACTACCGATATAACCAGTAGATCGATGGCGCCGGCCAAGAGGAACAACGAAGCCATCATTAGGGGCAGCTTGATGATGCCCTCAGACTTCGTCATCTTGGTTAAAATATCGAGGGTGGCCGCCAATTCGCCGAACATAACACCTAGTGCAGTGACAGCAACAGTCAACTTATCAGAGTTAACAAGCGATAGCGCGACAACCGACACGGTCAACAAAGCAATGGCGATAGCGATCTTCTCAAGCGCATCAGCCTTTAGTTGCGTTTGCATCGCCTTCAAAACGCCCGTAAGTTGCTCGAGCGGTTCCTTTATTGCGTCGAAAAGTTTACCGCTAAAGCCACTGTTCTTAACCCCGTCCAGGAACTTCTTAAATATAAGTACGAGTCCACCGATAAGACCGGTATTAATCGCATCCAAGAAGCCATGGAAGTCGATACCATTACCACCGAAGGTATCCTTAAACGCTTGGTCAAGTTGGTGGAAGAAATTCTCAACCGCATGTACTGCTGGAGTAACTGCTCTGACTACAGCGTCATAGGCCTTGACAATGGCGTTCCATGCATCCTCAACGTTCTTACCAATTTGGCCGAATGTCGAAAGACGCGCTTGGATTCGATCAATAGCGGGCGTTGCGACATTGTCTACCTGACCGAAGCCCTTTTTGATCTCTTCGCCCAGAGCTTGGAAAGCTGTCACTACAGCGAGAACAACAGTCTCAAAGTCCTGGAAGAACTTCTTGATGCCTTGACCCGCCTCGACAGACTTCTTAAGGTTGGTCAAGAAATCACCAACCTTAGCTGCCGTGCTAAGGAATGATCCGCCGCCAGTATTGACCATGCCGAATAGATCGGCGAAAGTCTTTACTGCATCAACGACAACGTCCTTGACGATCCCTAATACCGAGAAGACGCCTTCAAATATGCGCTTAAGGTCACTAGCTGTTTCCTTGCCGATAACCAACTTCGCGGTGAAACGCTCCAACGCAAAGGACAAATCGGCCAATTGTTTCCCGGTTGTCGGCGGGAAAATATCGCGGAACGCTTCCTTGATCGGGGTAAGAACCGCAATCAGCGCATGGAAGACGTTGACGACTGATTGGATGATTGCAGTACGACCACCCAAAGCAGCCCAGTCACTCAGTACCGCATTTCTAGCGGCGGCAGAGCTCATAATATAGCCACCGATAACGCTGTCCAAACCAGTGAATACTTCCTTGGCTTGGTCAATGCTACCGATAATAATTTTGAATGAAGAAGCCCACGCCGTAGCAGATTCGTCATGCAAAGCAGCAGTCAAAGCCGAGAATGTCTTCAGCTCTGTGGCAGCACCTTTTGCGGTTTGCGCCATTGCCTGGATTTGAGTAATCTGCTGCTGTGTGTAACCAAGCGACTTAAGTTGCTGGTCAGTCACGTCTCCAGTAAACTGAGACAAGGTCTGCGTCAGAACACCCGCAGTAATCCAACCATCCTGCAGTGAGTTTCGGAAGGAATTACCCTTCTTAGTCCACTGATCGAACGTTTCGGACAGGGGAACATCCTTGATTGTTCCCATTACCTTGGCGGTGTTGAACAGAGCTTCCTGGAAAGCGTGGCCACCGATACCGGCGTTTACAACCGAGTTCCAGTCCTGCAAACCAACCTTACCGGCAGCGATAGCCTGGGAAAGTTGATACATCGCCGTTGCAGCTTGTTCTGTGTTCGAACCAGACAACGCAGCAAGGTTTGCGATGCCCTTGATTGCCTGTTCGGATGTCTTGAGGTCAACACCAGCAGCCGTGAAGGTGCCGATGTTGTGAGCCATGTCGGCGAAACTGAAGATTGTCTGGTTGGCGTAATCGTTCAGTTTGCCCAGAACAGTAGTGACATCGCTAAGTTTGGTTCCGAACTGACTGGTATTCGCAAGAATCGTCTGGATCGAGTTGATCTGCGTTTCGTAGTTCGACAGACCCTCTTGAAGAGGGGTGAGGGTCAAAGACTTTACGAACTGCGCACCCGTGCTGATCGCCTGCGTGGCGATATTTGCCAACGCTGTAATAGCGACAACCGAGAAAGTCTTGAATTTGTCTGCGATCGAAGCAACGTTGTCGCCGATGTTGGAAAGGGTGATGCCTTTGGCCGCAGTACTAACGTCGTTCAGACCTTTGGTAGCTCCCTCGAGCTTCAAGCCCTTGTTGAGCTGATCCAAAGCGTCAAGCGTCGTCTTAATGCCTTGCTGGAATTGCACATCATCGAACTTCATAGAGACGACGCGTTCGTCGATACTGCTGCTCATGCGGAAGTCACCACCCTCCATACTGCTTCGGCGATTCGGTCAAATATAGGTCGGATAGCCGGGTTAATAAAGTCTCGACCCTGAACCCATCCGCCGCCTCGAGTTCCGTGGCCATATTGGATCCCAATTACCACTGGAAAGCCGTTCTCGATGTCGGAGTTAGTCCACGCTAATGTCCAGCCGGTACTGGAATGTGTAACACGGTAATCCCACGAAGATTCTGCTCTACCGGTATCAGTAGGGGTAGCGGCTGCGAGAGCAGCTACCCCTTGTCGTCCATATGTAGCCAAGATACCGGAAATGTCCATTTTCGAAATGGTATTCAGGAAGGATTCCGTTTTCTTGGTCGATCCACTTGTTTCGATAGAAAACACGACATCCTCCCTTCGATTTCAGAATGATGGCTTAGGCCGCTCTCGTGATGCTGCCAAATTGAACTTTCATAACGATTGTTGACAAACTGCCGGTACCACCAGATCCGTTGATAGTGAAAGTCGACGGAAGAGCACCACTTACACTGCCTTGGGTATACATTCCCGGTTGAGCTGTTGTGAAATCAGCGGCGACTGGGGTGCTGGTACCGGGACTACCAACGAACGGGTGGGTAACCGATTGCATGATGGTTGTTCCGATAGCGCCTTGAGCGGTGACGGTAAACCAAATAGGAACGCCGGGAGAGACGCTGATGTTTAGACCCGTCTTCGCGATTACTCCAGCGCCGGTGCCAGTGGGCCCAGAATCATACGCAACAGTTCCGGGGCTCATGTCTCCGAAGTCATTCCGAATACCGAGACGGAAATTAGCGGTCGTGTCGATCTTACTAACCGCAATACCCGTGATGACGGCATCGAAACCGAAAATCATTGGGATGGCATTCTCTACATTGGAACCGATGGCGCCATTGGCAGCGCCGGCGACAGTTCCAATTGGGGTTAGTGGATACCAAACGCCAGTTCTAGCTCGAGTCCACCACCCTGGGACTGTTCGCCACTGAAGACCGTTGGTTTGACCGGAATTACTCCGAAGATAGTGTTGATCGGTACCTGCGCCCAGACGAGCGATTGCTGCTGCACCGGTAGCAACATACAGATCGCCCTTAGTCGTCAAAGTCGACTTATCGACTTTACCCGCAACAGTAACGCCGGTCGTGCTAGCAAGAGTCGATGGCGTAACTGCCTTAGCGGCATCGGTCCCGGTGGCAACCTCAGAGCTGGTAGCGAGTTGGATGATCCCCGGTGCTGATGTGCTTGCGGCATCGAATGAACCACGAATTGCGCCAGCATCAGTCGTCGAGCCATCATTCTTATGAAGAATCAGATGACCGAAACTATCGATAGTCGCGCTTTCAATAACGCCGGCGACAATCGCGTCCATTTTAGCGGACGTGTATACAGTTACTGTGCCCATGTCGCCTCCTTACAGCGAACTGATCATATATGTATCGGCATCAAGGAATGTGATCGAGTCCGAAGTGATGAACCAAGTGGTTGTATCAATCATCGAAACTTGGTTATCGGGACCCGTGACGGTGAATGTGCCGTCACCGTGGTCGGTCACCTCGAGTACGGAATTCGCTTCGAAGATGTCGATCAATTGCTGTGGAGTCAGTAACCGCGGCGGTGTTGACTCTGTTCCGTAGAGAGCATCTTCGATTGCGGCCAAAGTTGCTGAGTTTGTGAATCGACTGTCTATCTCAAGATGTGCCGTAGATTTTACCTCAGGCATCGATGGTGGAGTCGTTGTAAGATCCCAGCTGAAATCTGCAACATTTACTGAATCGCTAAGACTCTTAAAACTTCGTGAAGAAGGTTTAGCCAAAGCATTGTAAACGATGTGAATTTTGTACCCGTAGTCGCTACCAATTAGATCGTTTCCAATTCGAGTTCGATAAGAAAGACCGAATGGGCGCCTTGGTTGCTGGGTCGCGAAGAGACCTGATCGTAGATGAATCGATCCATCGCATACACCGAATTCATCGGGATATGTATAGGCAGTTAAAGTTGCTTCGAACTCTTCAGAGGCTGGGACGTTGAGATACTTAACTCCGTCTACGTAATATGGCGTTGGTTCTCCGCCGGTAGGCTTTTGGGTTACCGAAGTAAGCCCCGCCCAAGCTACTCCAGGATTGTTTCCGACATACAAAACTCCACGATCAATACCGGACTCAAAGAAACGAATTCCGGCTGAGTTCCAAACAAGTCGAGACACGTCAACCTCCTCTCATCCTCTAGAGCCGAGCTCCGCCCTACGTTGAGCGTTAAGATCGCGATAATACTGCGCCTGCTCACGTTGGGTCATTTTCTCCTCCGGGGAATTTTTGGTACTGCATACCCGGATTAGTGTCAGCAGAGTGTTTAGGTGTCTCTGCTCAAACTCGAGTGGAATGTTAAAAGTGAACATCCAATAGTAAATGAGCTCCGCGGTGATGACTTCTCTGTTTGGTCGACCGTTTTTCCGATCAGCGAACCAAGTAGCAGTCATCTTTCGGTTAATATACTTATTGATCTCGTCTAAATTCTCGGCAGTTAATTTAGAATAAACCTCCGGGGAAATTCCCGGGGAGATCGTCATAGCTTTGATGTACCAGAGCGTTTCCTCGGAAGTTTTTTCGCCAGCCAAGAACGGCTTTTCGAATTCCGACTCCCATTTTGACAGGGAGAGCAGAGAATGCTCCAGTTTCAATGTGGTCTCGTCCAAAGCCACGAACTGTTGTGTTTTTTCGTCGTAACCTTCGACCATTGGAACTGTGATGGTGAGCATCCTCTGCTCTCCCTTTCTAGGGGCGGGGATTAAAGTCAGCTGTAATCGATGAAGAACTCGCTAACCGACGGCTGCGAGAAGATGTAGCCGGGCAGTGGGCGAGCGGTGACGACCTCGTCCGCAGTGACAGTGTGAGTGCCCGCGGTCTGCAGAGCAGTGCCGATGTAGTACGCCACACCGGTCACCGACGGGATAGTGAGAGTGTGCGTACCGTTGTCATACGTCGGAGCGGTCGGGAAGACCGACGTGATCGTGCCAGCGAAGATAGCAAGAACGTCATCCGGCGTCGGCAGCGACGGGTCCGAGCTGTTTGTCCCGTATAGAAGGTCCTCAAGTGTCGACAAAGCGTCAGAATCAACCTTGGTTGAGTCAATGACCAAGAGCGAAGTCGGCTTATATCCGGTGACATCCACAGGGGTGGTGTTGACGTCCCAGGAGAAGTCGATCGCAGACGGGTTGTCGTTGATCGTGCCGTAGGCCTTCTGCGAAGGGGCAGCGGTGCAACCGTACAACATATGCACCTTGTAACCGTGATCCGTGTTGTCCACATCGTTGCCGACGCGGGTGCGATAGCACATGCCGAACGACTTCCGACCTTGCTGACCAATCGCAACACCAGCCTGCGGCGAGCCAATACCATCGCACTGCTCGAACTCGGGCGGGTAAGTAAAAGCCTGAACGGTCGCGCTGAAGGTCTCGGCGGAGACCAGGTTCAGGTACTTCGTGTTGTCGGCGAACTGCGGAGTCGCCGTCGCGCCCGAAGGCTTCTCGGTGACAGTGGTCAGACCGTTCCAGGCGAAGCCGCTGTCGTAAACACCCGAACCGTTCGGGATGAAGAGGACACCACGGTCGATGCCGGTCTCGAAGAGACGCTGCCCAACCTGGTCCCACAGGACCTTAGTCATTTGAACTCCTAAAAGTACAGCAAATATACATCGTGGTTGAGGTTGTTTGCCGCGAAGTGCCTATTAAAAATGCACATCGGCAGTGCAGCGACCTTGTCGAGAATCGCACTATCTGGATCCGCGTCGATGATGGTCACCGAATATCGTTGAGTGTAGCGGTACGTACTATCGTCAGCGAACTTCGTATCCGCTTGATACCGCTCATAGACGATACAGGGATACACCATTCCAATGTTTTCAGGAGGTTGGAAATATACGTTGTCCGTAATAGTCAAAAGAATGCTATGGAGTAGCAACCTTCGGGCCATTGTAGACACCCCCCAACCTCAAGAGAAGGCGAGGACGCTGCGGCTCAACATTCGAGACAGTCCACAGCGCCCCCGCATACTCCACGTAGCGAATGGCAAAGAAGTTTTCGCTGGCGAATGCGTCCGCGACAATGCTAATAGAAACGCTAACGCTCAATTCTGGGTTAATAGATTGAGCATCCTGCAATTGACGAGAGTTTCGAATAACATCACCGAAATATGAGATCTCAGTAATGACATCGTTCCAAACGCCTGGCGCGGTTTCCGTAGCAATGCCGTATCCGACTTTGCCATAGAATCTCATTGCCAAAGGCCCCTATCAGGACGAACGAGTGAACTCCCACTTGGTCGGCAGACCGGTCTCGGTGAAGTAGTAGTTCGTTGCCGGGACCGCACGCACATTCAGAGTCTGACCGACGGTCAGAGCCGTCTGAGCACCCGAAGACAGGGTCGCACCCGTGTCGTCATTCTTGTACACCACGCCGGTCTGCGACGGAATCGTCACAACCCAGGTGACATCGTTGTAAGTCGGAGCATTCGGAGCCACCAGAGTGTTACCGGCAGCAGTCTTGTGGACGACCAGAGCCGACTTGTACTTGATGAGAGCACCGGACATCCGGGTCTCGTACAAGTACTTGAGCTGGTTGAAGTCGATGTCGAAGAAATCGAAGTAGTTGATCTCCCCGCCCTTGTCGGTACCGACGTTGTAGTCTTGCAGGTTGACCAGAATGCCCAGCAGACCGTTGGTAGTCGACTCGTACTCCATGGCTTCAACCGGTACGATGTCCTGCACCATCAAAGCAGAGACGAGCTCGGCCTTGTTGGAGTACAGACGACGACCCAGCGTGTCCTTCAGGAGCAGCATCTCGGTCAGAATCGCCAGCGTGGTGTAGAACGTCGGAGTACCAGTACCCTTGTAGTCCGCCCGGGCACGCAAGATTGCCTCGATGACCTCCATGTAGCTGGAGGACGCGTCATCGATGTTAACGTAGACGTCGGTCTTGTAGATCTCGTGCTCGTTCAGGATCGAACGGATACCCACACCATCGGTGGCGGCCGCTGGGTCCTTGATCTTGTCCGGGTCATCCACGGCGCGACCGTCGCCGATGAGGATCGCGCGAGCGACTTCTTCCTCAAGCATGAGACGCATTTCGCCCTTCATCCAGTTCACCACGTCGAAATCGGTGATGTCCAGGATGTCATCGCGATCCAGCTTCTGCTTCTTGTACACCGTGGCGGGACTGGTAGTCCGCTTGGTAACGCTGAAGAACTCTTCCTTCTTCATGCTACCCTTGATGTAACCCTTGGCACGAGCCTCATCCTGCGTGATGTCGGCCAGGATCGACCGCACGCGGGAGAACGGGGTGTGACCGACGCCATTCAGAACGCCCGCAACCCACTCGGTCCGGCGCTTGATGAAGTCGGGTTCCTGCGTCGCGTTCCGGAAATTCGGGAACAGCACATCGATGTCGTCGATGCCGTGCTCGAGGTTTGCGGACGCATAGGCGTGGACGGCCTCCTTGAGAGAGCCCAGGCGCAGAGCCTCCTTGAAGATGCCCTGCATTGCGTCGTGGGTTAGAGACTTCGAGGGCTTGCCGTCGGCACCAGCCTGGGACTCGAAGACATTGTGAGCGGTGGTGCCGGGAGCCATATCGCCGGTTCCTTCCTTGTTCGAATTTACACCCTTGCCGTTGGCCGAGTGCGCAGCAGCTGCATCTTCTTGTGCGTCTGCACTGTTGGGGTCTGCATCCGCGACGTCATCCTGCGCCAAAACAGTTTCGACAGCCGTTTGAACCAGATATTCTACGAGGGCTCTCTGGTCTTCATCGAGGCCGTCGTATACCTCTTGCGCAGTTGGTCCCGGTCCCTGCTGAGCGTCGTGAGCGACAGAGGTGGAGTCGCCCTCGTTTAGACCGTCCAGCTTAAGACCCGTGTGGATAATGGCTTCGCCCTCGAGCTCTTCGACATCGCCATCACCGTGCGAAACACGAATCTGGTCGATGACAGCACCGGGATTAGCGCCGGCGAGGACAAGACTAACCTCGCGAATAGTTCCATGCATGACCTGCTTGGCCTTTTCAAGCAGATCGTTGGCCCAGATCGACAGCTTATCGACATCCTTGTGGATTACGAGTTGCTTGGCAGTCTGACCCTGCGGAGTCTCGTTGAAGAAACCATAAGCGCGAACGCCTTCGGGGTGGTTCTCCAGAATGGCGTGGCCCAGAACGTTATCTGGACTGTTGTGACCGTGTGCCCAGACCAGCGGCACCTGCATCTTGTCCTGGTGCTGGAAAGCATTAGGCAGGATGGTGCGCCCGTCGCGGCACTTGAGGTTAGCTCGCGTGGCCCAGCCGCTGAAATCGGCTTCCATTTTGAACTTACCCTCCTCTAGTGAGTTGGCGATTAACTAGCCCCGACGGAGCCGGCGGCCTTGGACTTGGAGCCGCAGGCAACTGACTTGCTGCCGGAAGGCCCACAGTAGCCGGAACACGAATTGGCGCTGCCGGTGGTGCACCAGGTTGCGGCGTTTGTTTCTGAATCGGCATGTTAGCATTCTTGAGCTTATCGGCGTTCGGGTCCTTAGATGGTTTAAGACCGATTGCTTGTCGGAACTCGTTGGCCGAAAGAATCTCGTTTCGAGTAAACTTATCGGCGATCTGAGCAAGATTCTCAAGAGGAACCAACTTGAACGGGTCTCGGAAGGCCATAACTGTTTGTCCTTGAGAACGACCCGTCTTTGTCAAGAAACTACGCCGCATGGCTTCGACAATTGCCGTGACGATGGGGTCAACTGTTCTGTTCATGTAGTTGAGCATCGTCTTTTCGTCTGCCGTGCCGTTCATAACTTCTGCCGTTAGGCCAAGCTGGCCATACAACATGTCTGTGAGGTACTGAACCTGGGCCAGCAGGTTGTTCTCGGCGGGCCTATTCAGCTGGGTGATCTTCTCGGTACCGTCAGTATAGGCAATGCCGTATTTACTACCGGTAAGCTGAGCTTCTATCTGCTTCCGTCGATTCTCAGCCTGAACTTGACGAGCTTCAGACTTAATAACGTATGGAAGCTGAATGATCATGTCGAGCTTGCCTGATGCCGAAGCGTCATCGACCGCATCTAACAAGTTTAATTTTCGAATCAATCTTTGAAGTGTAGAGCTAGGCTCGTTCATCACCGCATAGAATGGATTCTCGACAATGGCCACATACTTCTTTTCAAGAGTTATCTGCTCTCGATAACCCTTGGCTTCATTGTAGACCAACACCCGAACGTGTTGTGGATACCACGCTTTAATCTCTCCAACCCGGAGAGTTCTGATATCAAATCCACCAGAAGTACTTGGATTTATAGTGGTGTCTACAGGAACTATGGCGCAAGAACCCTTATCGAAAAGAGTCAACGCTACGTCGATACGAAACGCCCGAGCGCCCTGGTCAAGATTCGCTTCAAGTGTCAAACAGTTATCAAAACCGCTTTGAATGTAGTCTTGAAACCGATCGTTTTCATCCAAACGAACATGACGAATGCCGATTGACGCAACGTCGTTAGACAAACGCGTGTAGATCGACGAAATTAGAGATCGCTCATTAGAAAATGTCAATCTAGGTCGATCTGGCCGACCATACCCAATATTTGTCGAACCTTCGGTCGGGTTTCGATAAGCCCCCGGGTTTGTAAAAGCATTCCACGCATGAATCAACCGGTCGCGAAGCGAACTAGCCAATGCGTCACCTCCTTCCGTCTATCCGGCGTCCCACTTCAGTGATGAGGCGGAAGACCCTCCATGTATTTACGACCAGCTTGCTCCTCGACGCGGTTCAATCCTTGACCAAGAACTCGCTGGAGAACTTCGTTAGCCCTAGGATCATTGCTAACCGTATGCCGAGGAATGTTGCGAATATACCGAGCCATGTGAGGTGCGACGGTTCGGTTATAGCCGCCTTGCACTGCACGAGCAAGAACTTGTTCGCTGGCCGAAGCTTCTTTTGGAACCTCTCGCGGACGTTGCGGAGCACTAACGCCGGTAGGCTTAGCTCGGCGAGAACCCCACTTCATACCCTTGATTCCGTGATGACTAAGCTCTTCCAACGAAGGCTTTTCGTCAAACAAATACCTCATTCAAAAGCCTCCTTCTTCGCTTTGTATGCAACATAAGCATCCATAAGCGCGGCAACGTTGTCGATCTTTTCATCTTGTCGCCTCTTAAGGAGCTTGCGGTTTCCATTGGTGTCCTCAAGAGTGATGGCATTACCCATCGTAAATGACATCAAGGCCTCGTCAAAGAGGAGATAGCGCTCTTCACTAAGAATCTTGAGCTCTCCAAGAGGAACCGATTCAGTCCTTGCGCCCTGGATTACCTTCTCGATACCGAAGGGGCCGTTTTCTTGTTCCCAACGAGTTACAAACTCTTTGGAGTTATAAGGGTCGAAGCCAAAAGTACGAACATCATACTGATGCTCTTCAATATGACGCTCGAGGTCATCATAAACCTCCATCATATCGAGGACAGTGCCCTCGAGAACTTGGAGACTTCCTTCCCTGATGAATTCGTCGTACTTATGGCGCAACGCTCCAGGCAATTTAGCCAACGTCAACGACGTAATATAGCTTCGAGTCTTTACTCCGAACCTGTCGTTCCTCAAGGGGAATAGGAACGTGAAAGCACAGAAGTCATCGCCCTGCGAAAGATCTGCCCCTAGTGAACAAGGCATGCCGTCGAAATTCTGTCGGCGATGCGGGAGCGTCTCTTCGTATGTGAAGAAGTAGGTAAAGCCCTCCATAGGAATCCCGAAGCGCTTTGCGAGAATGTCATTTCGCGAAGCGGGAGCCTTTTCGGCGCGTTCAACGTCGAGTTGATAAACCTCGTACGTCACTGTGATTCCAAGATTGGGGTTTGCCTTCAACCACATTGCGGGATTAGCGACTTCCTCCAACTCATCCAGTTTGTAATGCCAGATAGAGATGTGTGGTGCAACGTACTCACCGCGGAGGATGTCTGCTAGTTCCATTTTGATTGTATCGCCGGATCCGTTCCGAACAGTCCCCTCGGAACTGATAGCAACGATCAAATAGTCGTCTAATTTTGATGCGCCTTGCTCAACGGCACCGACGACGTCCTCTCTCAAGTCACCAGAAAGCCACTCATCAATGGTAGAGATCTTTGGACGAAGGCCTTGAAGCTTGGCGATAGTCATAGGTCTAACCTCGAGCAACGAACCCGTCAAGAAGTTCTCGATCCCTTTCTTTGTGGGAACCAACTTCTGTCTGAGAGCCCTGGAGCCCGTCGTATTTTGTAGTGAGCCTTCGGTGAGAAAGCGAAAGAGTGGACCTCGGCTACGAGTGATCGCCGTACGGAACGGCGACATAACTTCGTCGGCCTGTTTCATCGTCGGTGCCGTTGTGATTTGGTGAGTCGTCGACGTGTCTATGTTCAAGAAGTAGCTTTGAATCAATGATGCATACATTGACTTGGCTGCGCCACGAGCGACAATCAAGTATTGCTTGACTGTCAGTCGTTTCTTGATTGTTCTCTTCTCGAAGTGACCGCCATGATTGTCTGGAGACGGAACATAGACGCTTCGCTCTACAAAGTAGTACCAGCAGAAAATCTGTTCGCCCCAAAGCTTGAACGACTCGAGTAGATGTAAGTCGCTTCCATCGGTTAGGGTTAGCTCGTTCTCACAGTAACGAATCCAACCTTCGACAGGCTCGTCATCGTAGTAGATGTTCGGATTGGCGATGAGCGCATCGATCCGGTTCATCTCTTGTGAGATTTCGCGGTTCACGGGAATCTCGCCGCGCATTACAGCGTCACGAAAGAGGCCGTAGTACTTCGGCGTTGCCGTATTCGATAACGTCATCGCCAATCCTCACTTCTTCTTAGGCGTAGAACCACTGCCAGGTCGGCGCAGCCGAGCCAACCCAGGCGATGGTGCTGCCGTTGCGAACGCGGAACATGCCGCTGGTCCGGCCACCGACAGTGACACCGTCCACCTTTACCGCAGTCACGGTGCCACCGGTGATCTCGACGTTCATCGTCTGACCAGAGGTGTTCGTTGCAGTGACAGTAGTGGCGGGTACGGCCGGCTTACCAGCCCAGTCGCCCTTGGCTCGCTTGGACTCGAGCACGTCGTTGAGGGTCTGGAGCTGAACGTCGTCCATTACTACATCCTTTACTTGTTATGCCTTGGAGGCGGCCTTTTGTAGCAGTTTCTCTCCGCCCTTGGCTACACCCTTAGCTACCAAGGTCGAAACTTGCTGCTTCCCGATACTCACCAGAGTATCGGCGACAAACTTACCAGCTGTGCTCTTGAAGGAAGGGTTCAACTGGCCGTATTGCCTTTCCAGGTTCTTGCGAGTAACAATGTCCTGGAGTTCTTTGTTAGAAAGCGCGCGAATCCCGCCTTTTTTAAGCTTTGCGCTTGCGAGGGCCACGCGAACATGATCCTCTGAGCCCGGCATCTTCTTTGCTCCACCCTTGACACCCCAACGCATACCTTTAACGCCGTGGTGGGCTAGGATTGTTTCTGCTTTGTTCATCTTGCCTCCTAGTCCAGAATCCACGCCCAGGTAGGAGCTGACGTGTAGGTGATTGCGATCGATTTCCCCGATGGAACGCGAACGTGTCCGCTGGTTTGTCCGGTGTTAGCGCCATCGATAGTGATCGTGTTGACAGTTCCCCCGGAAACGTAAACTGAAGCGTCGCGCCAGAACGGGTTCTGCAAAGCGACAGTACTGGCGGGCATCGATGGAGCCGTGATAGCTCCTCGCGGCAAGTTTCCGTTGTTGATGTGCAGATTCGCCGCACCGTTAACTGTGAAGGTTTCGGCGTAAATGTCGACCATGTTGGCGATCCGACCATAGAGCTTGTTGCTCGGGTCATCCACGTGGGCAATAGCCGGAGTCCCTTCGCCGTCCAATGCGCCGATCAACAGCTGGGCATTTCCTTCGCCACCATCAACACTGACCCAACTCTGTACAGCCTCGCACAGAAGCTGATCGATCGTTACTGCGTGAGTAAGAACCTTTTCCCGACCATCCGGCCAAGTCCCAGCACTACCAGCACCAAGCATAATGCCCTTGTAACAGTAGACAGTCACAATGTAATCGGCCTGGCAGTGTTCTCCGATTACAACACCAATACCAAGACCTTCGACCGCTATCGTACCGATTTCGTTACGAGCATTGTTCCCGAACGCAGGCATGATAAGCGCGCCAGCAGTGTCGTTACCCGGATCCGAGATTACAGGAGAGGTAAATCGAGAACGATCAGTAAAATGAGCAAATGACGGAATGGTACATTGCGCAATTCGCTTGAAGTTCAGCCCACTCATCTTAGAGTTGTACGGGGTCTGAATCTGAATACCATCGATGATAACATTCATGTTCGAGAACGTTGCGAAATCATCTTGCGGAACGCCGCTCAGATTAAGCGGTCCACTCAGAACTGACGAACCGCCGACCGAGTCAACGTACGTGGACTTCCAAACCGTGCCGATTGATTGTGGCGCGTGCTGACCCCAATAATATGCGCTAGCATTGTCGCCAAAGCCTTTTAGGGTCAGAGTAATCTTCTTACGCGTCGAGCCAGGAATATAATCAAGCGTCAACTGACCAAGCGCCAAACCATCGTTACCCCCCGAAGGGGCAGTCGGGAAGGCGTACTCGTGGTCATCGAACAGAACGTTAACCTGGCCGTTGTTATTGTCGGCATCTTCGAGCGCCGCATTGATTGCAAGCTGAGTTGCTTCTTGATCGGTGTTGGAGTCGGTCTTGTAGTTAGCTACTTTGAACTCACCAGGTGTGGTGATGAGCGCAGGAGTCGAATTAACCGCCTTGATTCGAGTCCACACATTGGTCGATGGGTCCTGAACCCACAGAACACCCTCGGCAACTACAGGATCACTAACAACGATCTGCACATCGTCAGTAGCGGTACCAAGACTGTCGGTCCCCGTGATACGGAAGACGTAAGTTCCCGCAACTGTTGGGGTGAATGACATCGTCAGGCTGGTCGGGTTGTTGATCGTTGCGGTAGGACCACTAACCTTGGTCCAGGCTTGAGTAACCGAACCTGTCTCACCAGAATATGTCGCCGTAAAGCTTACCGTCGTGTCCGTAGTGGCAGTCTGGTCGGCTCCAGCATTCATTACCAGAGTGGTCGGCGGCGTTGGGTTGTTGAAGAGAGCAGCAACGCCATACCAGTTGTTACTACCGCTGAACGCCGAGTCCGGCGTGCCAGAAACCGGCGTCGATGTAGTGAAGAAGCCAATATGCGCTGCATCGTTCTTTCCCGGAGTAGTAAAAATATCTTCGGTGTGTGGTGGTGTAAGAACAGTCGCTGTGTAGTAGACGGTAGCACCACTACCACCATTCAACCGAACACCTACGTAGTATTCCTTGGTCGAATCTCCGGGAACAATCGACACCGGGGTGTCGAAGAGGATCTCATTGTCACCAACCGTAAGAGTGACAGGACCTTTCTCAGCAATAGGTCCAGCAACGCCGCTCTCAAACAAATGAACATAGACGGGATTCTGGGTGTGCGGAGTATAAAAGTAGACGCCGATAATGTCTACATTGCCAGTTACCGAGAAACCCATGTTGAGTTCGTAGTTGACGCCGGTATCCGACTGCAGAGTCGTGTCTACTGCGTCAGAGGGGAAACGCGACGTCATCTTATGTCACAATCTGTAGATAGAAGGTTGCGTGAACATTTTCATCGGGTTCTGTTGTACCGCGAGCTAATTGAATAGGTGCCGTTGGGGTGAAATAAGACAATGCATTCCAAGTACTGACACCATCGCCAAACTTCAGCTTACCTGTATCGGTTTCGAGGCCCGGTTCTCCCGCGGCGAGAATAGGATTTTTTGTAGACCAATCCGTTGCCGTATCACGACGAAACTTGAACGTGATGTGGGTCGGCACAGGTGGGGTCGTCATGCCGAACCTCCATCGTAGATGATCTCGGTCTCGAAAGCCGGGTCAACGGTGGCGTTGAGACGCCATTCATGCTCTTTGATTTGCTCGTCCAATGCTTGAAGCAAGAACGAAGATTGTGGGGGATCGAAAAGAAGACGCACTCGAAGATAAACGTACGTCTTAACAGCGTTCAGTCGAGGATCATCACCAAGATAGGTTTCCCACGTGGGCGTAGCATCCTCGATCATGAATCCTTCGAGCGGTCCGACACCAAGCTGGGTAAGCGTCGATAGAACACCATTGATGTAAATCAAAACATCGGTGTCAAACGCTGTGTAAGTTTCAGCAAGACCGAGAATCTTCTTGGTGCTGGTGAGAATGCTAGTGCCCACGTGGGTCACCTCCTTAAAGCTTTAGAACCGGCCCTCGTTGAGCCGAGTCTGAACGGCCTTGACAACGCTGCTCACCGGAACAGACATTACGCCATCCTGCGGAGTACCGAGATACGCCTGGAGAGCCTTAACCGTGTGGTAGAACTTGCCGTCCTGCCGAATGCCGATGCCGTCGATGACGAGGCCCGCCCCAATCGCGGCGTTCAGATGACGCTGTACTGCCTTGACCAGCATGCTGGGGGTGCTGATGATTCCATCAACCGGAGTCCCCATGACTTGCTGCCAACGACGAACCGTCAGCGGACCAAGCCGACCATCCACATCCAGAGACGGGTTCGGAATCGGAGTGGTCGGACCAGAAGAAATTGGGACGATCACTGACGAACCTTCGAGCGGGTTCCAACCCGCGGCACAATCACTGTCCACGTAGTCAGTCCGAATGCTGACGTGGATGTGCCCACTATCCGAACTCGACCGAGTCTGCTTGCTGGGTTCCCACGAAGTGTGCAGGACTTGGCCGTTGCTGTCAGTCCAGTTCATGTACTTGATGAAAGCGGCCCTAGAGTCGCCCGCGTCCTTAGCGGTTATCAGAGCATGAGCCAAGGTCACCAGATCTGGAAGGCCCGCCTTCGGCATGATGTCCAGAGCACATACTCGACCCTTAGGACTCACGTACGGCCAACCGGTTGCGCTGAACGGCGTGTGATCCTCCGGCAAATACGCCGTCAGATGCGAATCGTCGCCGATGGTGTAAATCGTGTAGCCCAGACCCTCGAGAGTCGTCTTCAGATCTTCGACTGGTTGTGCATTGGACCAGTGACGACCGTCATTAACCCAGTCGTAATAAGCCTGCGTAGCCGTCATTCCTTACTCCATTCCTCGGTTACCACAACTTAGTGTCGCCCGCACGACGAGGGACCAATTCCCGGGGAAGCTGAGATCGGTCTCCATAGTGAATGGCGTTGTGGGTCCTTAGCGTCGTGGTAATAAGATACTCAGGATCAAGTATACCTGCCTCACCACGAGTGATATCAACGGGCATCATCGGATTCATGTGATGAATAAGGATGTGCCCATGAATAAGATAGTCATCTACTCCCAGATCGCACCCGTTATCTCTCAGGATGATCTGATGTCGAAGTCGTTTCCATTCTCTCGAATGATAAAAGGCTTGAGAAATGAATCTATCGAAACCGAACGTCTCTTGAGCAACTACGCCCCGTAATTGCAAGTAATTATAACGATCTTCGATAGTCCGAAGCCGAATAAGCTCTGAATAAGTTCTAATCCTCGTACTCGTCATAGTCATCTCCAGAAGGTTCCGGTGCATGACCCGCGTACGAACGCATTGCGGCGATTGCCTCTACGTACAACTCTTCGATCCGCTGCTGAGAAGCGATTGTCTCGGCCTTGATTTGAAGCAGGCCAACTTCTTGGCGCAAACGCTCTTGTTCAAGTTTCTCTCGAGACGATCCGAGCTTCAAGTAGTGCGTAATTACCTGCGCAGAAGCGGTGCCTTCTTGCAATTGCTTCGCTGCTAGGTCTTCCGCGTATGCGATCAGCTGATTCTCGCGTGCTTCAGGAGTTGTAGCGGGTCGCCGAGAGCTTGTTTGAGAAGTTGGCTCTTCTTTCCGGCGACTAACCATGGCTATGCAACTCCTTTCCATAAGATCAACCCGAGAAAAAGTTAGAAAGGTTGTAGATTTTGTCCCGCCGGGGGTATTTTTAGTGGTGCGGCGATGAAAGAGGGGGGTACCTTTTACGATACCCCTCCCCCCCTACCTTAAGACCAGGAATGCTTTGAAAACTATTCAGACTCTACGATCTTATAGTTTCCAGTTAGATTCTCAGATGCAATCTCAACAACTGCATCGTTGATTGCTTGAGTTTGCTGTTCTTCGCTCAGTTCGTCTGATGACTTGACTACTCGAGCGAGGTAGGCAGAGGTGCAGTAACCATTGCCCACATCGTATGCATACCATTCATCGAACTGATCGAAAGGATTGAATGGATTGTCAGTAGTCGTTACCATTAGCTTAACCATGAAGACTCGTCTTCAGTGTAGTCAATGACACACCAAGATGATCTGCTACTTCGGCTTGTGTATAACCTGCGTCAAGCATGGCACGAGCAGCAGCCTTCTTAGAGTCTGTCATCAGCAACCTAGACTTAGGCGTGGCTAGTGCCTTAACCTTGTCTAGATCGGCGTTGTTTAGGATCTGGTCTAGTTTGTTGTTACTAATAGCACCAGCTTGAATGGCATTCCACTCGTTATCACTGATGTCGATACGCTTCTTACCAGCGCCCGTTCTAGTTCGCGCTTCTGCCAATGCCTGTGCTTTGATCTTCTTAAGCTCAGCATTATCCATCTCTGGATTGGCACGGCGTTTCTGGGATACTATGGCGTTCGCTAGTATCTGGGCTTGTCTTTCTAGTGGGGCATTTCTAAGGGCTATGTTTAATTTGCTGGACAGGGAGGCTACTTCCGAGGCGTACGTTTTAGCAGCCGATGGCGAATATTGCACGTTACCAGTATGGACTAGTTCTTTCCTAGCCTGATTCGCCAACGTCTTCAACTTGTTCGAATGATCTGCATAGATCTTCTCTATTACAGTACCAGACGACAAGATATGTGCGTTCTCTGTTTCGGCAAGCTTGGTAGACCGATCGGTCTTAAGGACTTCTTCGGTCTTAACTTCACCGGTACGCTTGCTTACCTTAGTCACAGTTCTAGTGGCACCAGTATAATCGTAGACTTTCTTACCAGTCTCACGATCGATAGGACCGCCCTTTGCTGCGGGACGGGGGTTTCTTTCAGGCACCCTAGTTTCTGACTTAGCCCTAGATATGATTGTGGATGCGCCACCAGTCTTAGAGCCTTGATACTTCTGCATTAGACTGGAAATATTGTTATCCAACGCAGACTGTTTGTAATTGAGATTATGTTTCTCAGCATCAATGACAACCATACTATGACGAACGGCTGCAGCGAGCTCGTCACTACTAGCGCCTTTGATTGTCATGTCTGTAATAAGGTTCGAAACCAAACCCATCTGATGACCTTTTTGGTGAGCAGTCATCGTTGGCATGCCTTCGTAACCAGGATATGCATGAACTGGATCGAAGTCTTTCAACTTCTCAAGCGGGCGAGAAGTCTTAACCAAACCTTTGTTGTTTGGAATTACAAGAACTGTATCGCCGTCAAAGTCAGCACCAGACAAACGCTGAGCAACCTTGCTGTGAATCCCGATCGCATTAGCTGCATTGCCCAATAACGCTTTCGCAGTAGGGTTTCGGTTATTGACAGTCAACTCAGGAATCTCAAATGTTCCTGCGTGAGGGTGGCGAACGAGAACAACCCTTTCGCCATTACGGAAGTTAGGTGCATAGACTTCCGTTTCCTTCATCGCGTTCACTGGCAATATAACATGAGTCTTCTGTCTTGGTAGTGCTGCCGCTTTAAGATGAACAGACGCAGCGTCGGACGAGTCAGCGAACGACTCGAGCAACTTCTTCCTAACAGCCGGGTTCGTAAGCGCCAGGATCTCATCAAGCTCGTTCTTCCTACGATCATAACCCAAGTCAAGCTGTGTCTTGGCGAGCGAAGGACTTTGTTTTGACAAGAACTGAGACGAAAGGTTCTTTGACCAGCGTTCCCAATCACCTTCGTCGTTGACGATATTCATCGCAGACGTTGGTCGTTCTTTACCGTGTTCATCTTTCTCTACGATTTGACGAATCACAGCACCAAACGGATTGTCTGGGTCATCCTTCATCTTCTTCATTGCGTCTAGTTTGTTGCCCGTGTCTTCTTTGTTCGTGTTGAACATAAGATCGACGCCATGTGGCAGGTCGTCTTTGTACATGGCCATGCCTTTTAGATAATGCGTACCATTGACAGCAATACGCACTTGAGCATAGCGATTGGCACCAAGAGAAATATCTTTTACGCCAGGACGAACGTAGATGACACCGTCAGCTTCAGCTCCACCTTGATGGGCATAGCGAACATCGATTCGCTTCGAGTCAATCGAAAGAGGTTCGTGAATCCCTAGATAAGAACGCCCGCCATCCTCAGAGAAATTCGCAACCTGCTTGATCTGATCCCGATTCTGCCAAACCTCTTTCTGCGTGGTACCAGGATTAGCCAAAACCTTAAGCTCGGTTTGCATGCCAGTTCCAAGCTGTTCAACCTTAAGCTTGTGAACTTCATAGCCTTCTTCACGCAGCATGGCGACAGCTGTAGCTAGCTTGGTTTGGCTGATGCCAATATGATTCTCGGCACCTACACCAATATCAACGTACTTCTTCTGATCTACCTGTTCTTTAAGCATGTTTGCTGTTGTCTTTAGAACGTCAGCTTTGTCTTTCTCACCAGGAGCCAGAAGTGCACGAACCGAAGATTCACTTTTACCCATTCGCTGCCCAATGGCAACGTTTGAATATCCTTTGTCTGCCAGGCGCTGAGCCATGGCAATATCCGCCTGCTTGAGTTGGTTCTTTGCAATAGACCGAGCCGCACGCAGTTGAGTAGTTGAAGTACCCAAACCTTTAGCGATCTCAGCTTCGCTCATTCCCTGCTTACGGAGACCATCAACGTAACCAAGAAAACCGCGGTTGTTTGATTCCTCGTCACCGCCAGAACCCCATGGATAACGACCCGAACGACGAAGGATTCCATAGTGCACCAGATAATCCTCTTCGTCAATCAGCATATACCTTCCTCCAAAACTCTCGGTATCCAGAAGTCATGTCGCAGTCTGGACAGACAGCAACCGTATAATCTGGATCATCGATTTTGGGGGCAGGTATTCTGACTCGATGCTTCGACTTTCCGCAAAGAAAGCAGGTTCGCGATCGATTACAATTTAGCTCACTCACGAATCCTCCAATCGTAACGAGTCGATTAGCTTGCTGAAGTACTTGATCTTTTCCATCAAAGCAATGATATCAAGCGGATCTGGTGTAACAACCTTGACATCATCATTCTGATAGATGCGGAGTTCGATCGATATAAGTCTTGGATCGAACTTGTACTCGAGGCAGAACAACGCAGCATATATGAGAAGCTGAATGAACGGTGCCTCGGTAACGCCAGTCTTTAGATCATGAATCCTCAGAGTGTTGTCACGGAAACCAACAGCATCCGCATGTCCGTAACAGTTATCCGAGTAATACAACAAGACTTCAGGCGTCATCCTGAAACCGATAGCGTCATTGACGTACATGTTCAACGTCTTAGGAATATCGGGTAGGCCGACTCGAAGGCGAATCAAATCGTGACCTAGAGCATGAAGTTCGGTACCACGCTGGGCAACGGTTTGCTGGCGAAAGACTCGAGCAAGCTTGTCGTCATCATAGTTGATCCAACTGTTGTTGCTTGGACTAAGAAAGGCGTGAGTAACGGGAAGCTTGGAATGCGAGTTGAAGTTCACGAAGGACTTCCTCTTCGTTCTCCGGATAAATGAAGGCTGAGAACGACATCTCGTCCATCAGCTCCACATAGTAACGTTGGTTGGGTTGGGTTGGCGAAAACTCGGAATCCTTGAATTCAAGCGTGGCCCACCTATCGCCCCACAGAATCAGCCTGTCTGTGATTCCTTGTAGATAGCCAGCATCGAGTTTTATAACCAAGCAGCCCGGAAAGAGCTCCTTGATCTTCTTTACAACCCTGGCTTCGAATCGGGATTCAGACATGGTTGCTCCAACAAAAAGAGAATTGGCGTATCCTCACTCCTTCTATTATATGCCACGATTCCTTCGCTAATGGGTATCTGTTTATTATTTCTCGTTTAACGTCTTGAACATTTGGTACGTCGGCCACACGTAAGTACGGTTTAGCGTAGCCGTCACAATCTCTTGGTCGAGCAGACCATACCTAGTCGCTGCATCCCAAGAGTTTTCAAAGCGCTCCCCAGTTTTGATATCTTCGATCGGTATCTTAAAACCACGCGTTGGATTGACGAACTGCAAGAAATACTTTCTGGCAAACCACAGAGGTCGCCACATCAAATTGCATGCTCGGTTGTCTGTGCGATCTCCGTTCAAGTTGATCGGTGTGTCGAACGGTTCTCTCTGGTGTGGGATTTCTACGAACGCTCGTGCTACTAGAACAGCAACAGAACGACGATACTGCTTCAGCTTCTTAGTAAGTCCTACGTGAACGACGCCATGCCCGTTGACATTCTGGCTCATCATGCGTCCCGTATCGTCATTACGAACTCTGCCTAAGTCACTGACGGAGTATCCAGGAAACTCGTTGAGCTGCTGCCAGTACTCTGAGGAGTGCATTTTACATACCTGTTCCTATTCAATTGCTAGCTTTTCCTCGGTGGGGTGAGGAGGCCAGGAGGAGAGGGGGCGGAATCTCGCGTTGACAAATGTCAAAAATTTTGAGGAAAAACTTTTTTAATATTACGTTATTGGTATCTGTATTATAGATACCCAGTAAGACACGCGAGAGGTAGTTTTTTGAAAATTTTTGGCTTTTTGTCAAGGTGAAGCGACAAATCGGACTGTGGGTATCTGTTTCGTGACTATTGTGTCCGAATTTGATCCACTTCATCTACCCAGGCCCGACTTGATCCACTTCATCTACCCAGGCCCGAGTTGTCGAGTAAATGATCTTTCGTTGAAATTCCTCTTCTCACTCAGCGCTTGCGCGATCGCTTTGTCGATGAACGCTCCGCTCTTGAGGTAGTAGTAATACAAATTTGTGTACGGTGTATTAAGCCGATCAATTCGACCATGAGCTTGATGCCAGTTCTTGTAGGAATACGTAAGGCTGTAAAACACAATAGCGTTAGTGGTTGTACAATTCCAACCCTCAGCCCCAGCCACGTATTGAACAAGGTATACCCAAGAATCGCCCTCAGGAATCGGTTGATGTTTATGTCCATTCCACTCGGCGACGACGATACTCGGGGACATACTCCCAGAGATTGTAGCTGATGTTGAGTTCGTATGTGACATTGTCGAGAAGTTCGATCGAGAGCTCGGTAGGACAACTGACGCAGAACGCGAAGTATTCTGGCCGCTTTCCTGGGTCGTTCTCTCGCACTCCAACCCCAAGAACTCTGTGGAGACAGGTGGCTGGATTTGCTCCGCCAAACCCCGCAGTATCTCTAGTTCGTAGTCGAACGTATAGAAGACAATAACCTTCGGATGTGTAACCAACAGCTCCCTCAGGGTGTGGTAGCGCGACCTGTCGGTATTCACAACCTTCCTCATCACAAGGAATAGTTCCGCTACGTCCCTTATTGGACGGTTCTCGTAAACATGCCATCTGTCTTTAATCACCCTTTCAAATAGTTCTTTGTCATAATCTACTTCGACGTCCTTACAGTGCCGAACAGTACTCCGCACGTAGGGCATTTCCACAAGTACACTGGCGCGCAGTCGAAGAAGCTTGCCGACTCCCACATATCGGTCGACTTTTGGAAACTTAGTGAATGTATTGTAAACGACGTGCTCTCTTTTAAAGGTGGTACGAT